TACGTCCGCGTTGACGCGCCGAAGGGCAGCAAAAACTTCCCAAATGGACAGCCGATCGCGCAAGTTTCGTGCGGCCCCGGCAAGAGCGCCGTCGAGAACGCCCGCCTCATCGCCGCCGCGCCGCAATTGCTGGATGCGCTGCTCGGCCTCGACCTCACATGCACGGTCGATGTGCTTAACCCGTGCTGGGACGAGCGCGAGACAGACACCCCAGTTCAACATTGGGGCGGCGGCAAAGCATGCGCGCCCTGTAACGCTCGCGCCGCTATCGCCCAGGCTCGCGGTTAGGAGAGAGAGACATGAAGATTGGAAAAACCAAAACGCACCACAAGCTCTACCTCACCGAGCGCGAGCTAGAGGTTCTTTGCCTTCTTTTTGGCGAGGGCCAAGAAGGTCTGATGAGCGACGAGGGTAGCATTTCGGACTACGGCATCGACACCGCTGCGGCTGATCGTGTCGCCGAAGGTCTGTGGCGAGCGAAGGCGCAGTCGCTTGGGGGAGACCAATAATGAGCAAGACGACACGCTACCTCGTCGTCGCTGCCGGCGACGAGGACGACGCGAACGTAAAGTGGGCGTTCGCCAGCCGCGAGGCCGCAGCCGCAATGCTCGCCGCAGAACGCAACGCGGCACCCGCGCAGACCTACATGATCGTCCGCGATGACGAGAGGCGGGACGCACAATGAAAGTCCGCACCACCAATACCCACCACGTTGCCGACGCGCGTTCGCTCGGCGGCGGTGAGAAGCGGTTCCCCAAGAATGCAGACGGCAGGCGCCGCGCCAAAGAATACCTGGCGCACGTCCAGGCCGAGCATGACCAGCGCGGCGCTTTTACCAACCCGACAAACACGCCGACTGTGTCGCAGCTCGCGGAAGAGTTTCTGCGCGAGGAGCTGCGGCGCGTTCGACGCGGCGAGCAAGGCATGCCTCACTACGACAGCAAGGTGGTGATGCTGACTGAGGAGTTTCCGAGTTTCACCTTTGAGCATCGCCGGCTCGGCGACGTGCGCTGCGGCGAGATTTCCAGCGGCGACTTCATGCGCGAGCTGATGCCGCAGTTTCTTGACGGGCAGGCGCAGGCAACTGCCAAGCGCAAGCTCGGCATTGTGAAGCAGATGTTCCAATGGGCGGTCGAGACCGACATGCTGCGCGCCAACCCTGCGGCTGTTCGTATGAAGAAGCGCAAGCAGAAGAAAAAGCGTCCGATCGTGCGGATCAGGAAGTCGATCATCTCATCTATCATTCTTGCCGCTGACCCGCGCTACACGTTGGCGATTGAGTTCAGTGCGTACACGGGGCTGCGCTCTGGCGAGCTGCGCGCTCTGACTTGGGAAGACATCGCCTTCAACGCCGGCACCAATCACGAGAACCCCAACGCGGCTGCGGCGATCGTGGACGTTAACAAGGCGGTCAAAAAAGACGGCACGATCGGCGAGCCTAAGAGCGAGAGCGGGTATCGCGAGATACCGATCGGTCATGCGCTCGTCGGCAAGCTGCGGGCGCACAGGGACAGTCAGGTCGGGCAAGTGGGCCGCAACAATTTGGTCTTCCCTAACGAAGAAGGTGGCGTATGGGACACCGCAAACCTACGCAACCGCGGTTTGCATCCAGCGTGTGACGCCGCCGGCGTTGATCGCATCCGGTGGCACGATTTGCGGCACTTCTTTGCGTCGCTGCTGATCTACGACCTTGAGGCACACGAAGGAACCATCACTACGTTGATGGGACACCACAGCCTTGCCTTCACGATTGAGCAATACGGGCATTGGTTCCCCGACGCGCGTCGCGAGGCTGAGATTGCATCTCGCATCGAAACAGCTTTAACTGCCTGAGAGGGAGAGACTTATGAGTAACTTAAAGGTTGTAAAAATCTTACCATCAGACGATGTTTTTATCCGTGAAGATGATTACATCGCCGCGCGCGCATCTGTGCGCCGCGCCAACAAGCAAGCCATCGTGCAAAATTGGTTGCGCGCGCATGAGCGGCTGCTGCGGTTTCGGCGCGAGCATGAAAAAGAGCGGGTGAAAAAATCGGGTACGGCTGACCATTTTTGGTACTCCTCGCCCAACCGGATCGTCATAGCGCTCGCCGTTGTTTCGCAGTTTCTGGAAGGGAAAAAAGCCACGATTTCGGGGCTTGCAGCTTCAATTGCGCTGACGCGACAGACGGTCTCGACGGTCGTCCGTGACGCGCAAGAGGCTGGCTTTCTAAATGATGAGCTGACGCCCAATCGCGAAACACAGCAGCTCATCTTCGATCGCATCTATGATGTCATCACCACGGAAGAGTTTACGACCTTCGCGGAAAGCCTGGCGATGCACCAAATACTCGAACGTCAACCCGTTGACCCTACCAAGCGTTAATCACTTAACATTACGTTTGGTAATTATTGCCATCTTCTCTGTGCCGCTCAGATTGCTAGTCTGGGCGCATAGAGAGAGGCACTTATGCAGTATCGAATTGTTGCAGTTACAGAGCCTGGCGAGCCTGACGCATGGGACGTGGTGGTCGGGCGAGAAGACGAAGAGGCGATCACCTTTTCGTTTGATACAGAGGCGGCAGCGCTGACGTTCGTCACTGACCTGCGAGCGGTGATTGATCAGCACGAGTAATAAAAAAGGCCGGCGTTGCCGGCCTTTTTCATTTTGGCGCTACGACTAGCTCGTATTCGCCCTTCGCAATTTTCTTGTGAAACATCCAAATCTCATCCGCAAACGCCATGTTCGTGTGCATGCGCAGATAATCGTCTCCTCGCATGCCGAGGTTTTTTGCCGCCTTTGCGGCTTCCGGTGTAAGCGACCAGCGCCCATGTGCATAGCGCGCGTTGCAGGAGGCGATCGTTTTGTAGCGCGTCATCGATAGCCTGCCTTGCGCGTTGCCGCCCCCATGTGAACGCCGAGGTAGTGAGCGTTTCTCAGCCCAGGCTTTGCTGGCGGCTTGCGGAAGAGGCGCTTGATCCAATCAAACATCGCTGCACTCCCAGCCGATCGCGGCGTATCCGCAAATATCGACATAGCTGTCGTAGGTGGCGTTTTCGACGTTGCGCGCTATTTTGACCAGGATCATGCAGTCGGCGACTTGCTGTCGCGTGACCTCACACCCCAGCACAACGCCCCACATCGTTGCGATGCGCTGCAAATTATCAGAGGCGTTGCCGTAGGTTTTGGCACGATCGCCGGTTATGAGATCAAGCGCTCTGGCAAGAACTGCCTCACGCTCCATCTCGTCGGTGTGCCGCGTACATGCCGTGCATGTCATGTAAGAGCCGTCGTCGTCTCTTATGTGATGATTGCCGTTGCAGACCGGACACTCGCTCATTGGGCTTCCCCCAGGAGCTGCTCTAGTGCCGCGCGCGTGACATAGAACTGCTTGCCGTCTTTGAGCAGCGGCACCTCGTTGGCTTCGAGGAAGTTGTAGGTGCGCTGGCGCAACGACTTGTTGTACCCGCCAAACAGCTCTTCGCTGATCTCGCGGATCGTGAGCAGGCGCGTCGTCATAGCAACCCCGACGCGGCAGCGCATGTGTCGTTCAGCAAGCAGATGAAATGGAGAACGGCGAAACCTGTCGCCAGGAGAAGCGCGAGGCCGATCGCCTCGAAACACATCTGAACCATAATGACCTCTCTCTTAATGATCTCCGATCAATAAGCGAGGTCGGTTTTAGATGTCAAACAAAAATTACCAAACGTAAGTAAGCAGGGTTAACCAAGCTCAACGCCGACAACCTTGTGTATGGCGATTACGTCGTCCGAATCGAACTTGAGATCGCTCGCGGGGTTGAGCTGCTTGAGCGTAACCTTGGTCGCGGTTGAGCTGTGGAACTGTTTAACGACCGCATGCACCGCGTCACCGGCGCGGAGCTGCACGACGCACCAGTCGCCTTTGCGGACGGGCTTGCCCGTATGCACTATCACCGTCTCGCCCGAATAAAAGCGCGGCTCCATGCTGTCGCCCGCAACATAAACGCCATACCCACCCTTTGCGTTCTGTAAATAATGGGGACGCGCAATGTGATCGACCGGCTCGGTAACGTCAGTCACGTCAAATCCGGGGCCTCCGGCGGCTGCGCCGTACACGGGGATGTTGTCGCCGTTGCGCATCTGCGGGATCGGCATGGTCTCGCCGTCCTCGCCGAGCACGTCGTCGCGATGTACACCGAAGTAGGCGGCGAGCTTATCGAGAAGCTCAAGCCGTGGCTCGGATTCATGGCGCGTATAGCGCCTCAGAGTATGAGGCCGCATGCCCAAATCTTTAGCGAGCTGGGCGATGCTGACGCCTTTCTCTGCGGCGAGGATGCGTATGCGATTTTTACGAGCCAATTTTCTGACCCCGTTTTTCTCTCTGTCATACTCTTTGTAACTGTTTGTTACGGTTTCGTCAAAATAAAGTACTTTTCAACGTAGTAAGAAAAACTTACCAAGCGGCATGTGAGGGAAGCATGCTGCTGATTGATTGGTTAGAAGAGCAGGGACTGAGCCAGGGCGCGTTCGCGCGCCAGATCGGCGTGACCCGTCCAACGGTGAGCTTCTGGTGCTGTGGTCGCACCCGACCGACGCCGGCTTCCGCCAAGATCATCAAGAAAATTACGCGCGGTGCTGTCACCGCTGAAGACCTCCAGCGCGCCTGGGAGTTGGGTCGATGAGCGCGCGCAACAAGCAACGCGGTTACGAGCTGGAGCGCGAAGCGGTGCTAGCTGCTGAGGCGGCGGGGCTGGAGGCCAAGCGCGTCTTTGGCAGCGGCGCTCACAAGAACCAGCTCGGCGAGGAGTTCGCGGGTGATGTCGTCATTGAGGGGCTGCGCTGCGAGATGAAGCGCAGGAAGAGCGGCTTCAAGCTCCTCTACGACGCATTCGATCAGGACGACGCCGACGTAGTTGTCGTGCGCGCTGACCGATCACCGCGCCTCTACATGCTGCGCGAAGAGACATTCCACGAATTGTTGAAGAGAGCAAAGGAGAGAGATCATGCCTCTGAGTAACATCATCACCGGCGCTGCGATGGCACCGCCACGGCTCCTGATCTACGGCCCCCCAGGCGTCGGCAAGACGACGCTCGCGGCGGGTGCGGGCAAGGGCTGCATCTTTGTGCCGACTGAGGAAGGTGCTGACGTTGTCGGCGTGGATCGCTTCCCGCTAGCGCAGTCGGTCGGCGATGTCATGTCGGCACTGGATGAGCTGCTCAGAGAGAAGCACGACTACACCACGGTCACGATCGACAGTCTCGACTGGTTTGAGGCGCTGACCTGGCAAGCGGTCTGCGAGGAGAACAAGCTCAACTCGATCGAGGATATGGGCTACGGCAAAGGCTACGTCGCCGCCCTCGGACACCACCGCGCAATGCTCGGCAAGCTGACGCAGCTCCGACGCGAGCGCGGGATGGCGTGCGTCCTGTTGGCACACAGCCAGGTCAAGCGGTTTGAAGACCCGCTGGCCGAGGCGTTTGATCGGTTTGAAATAAAGCTGCATCGCCGCGCGAGTGATCTCTACACCGAGTTCTCCGATGTCGTTGGCTTCGCCACTGTCCGCATGACGACGAAGGAAACGACCTCGTCGTTTGGTCAGAAAAAGATCAAGGCCGTCGGCTCTGGCGAGCGCGTCCTGCGCGTGGCGAGCCGCCCCAACTTCGTTGCGAAAACCCGATACCCAATGCCGGACGAACTCCCTCTGGAGTGGTCTGCGCTCATCTCTGCAATCACAGGCCAGAAGGAAAAAGCAAATGGTTGAGTTGAATTTTGATGTGGACCCTAACGCGGTCAGCGACACGAGCTTCGGCCCCATCCCTGCCGGGGAGTACGACGGCGAGATTGTGGCCGCAGACATGCGGCAGTCGGGCGCCGGCCACAACTATCTGTCGGTCCAGGTGAAGATCGAGGGCAAGGGGTCCGTTTGGGACAACCTCAACCTCTGGCACCCGTCGTCAGCAGCGGTCGAGATCGCGCAGCGCAAGCTCAACGAGATTGGCGTAGCGCTCGGCCTGGGCAAGATCAACGACACCGATCAGCTCGTTGCGCGTCCCGTGAAGGTCAGCGTCGGGTTTCAGAAGTCTGATCCGACCCGCAACGAAATCAAATCCTATTCGTCGCCGGCTTCGGCGGCGTCCCCAGCGCCAGCGGTCTCTCCTCCCGCCGCTGCGCCTGCCCCTGCTGCTGGCGGTGCTGCGCCAGCCTGGCGGGGTTAGTGCCTCGGGGGCGCTGCTGCCAGGGCGGCGCCCCCACCTTTTTCGTGTGTGGAGGGTGATTTGGTCAAGCTAGAGATTACAGACATAGACCCAGTGCTGACTGCTGCCGATTGGGAGTTGGAGCGCCGTGAGGCGGCTCGCCCTAAGCGCCTGCACCTGGGCATGTCGGGCGCAGGGCGGTGTGCGCGCGAGCAGTACTACAATTGGCTGTGGACCGGCGGAGACGCGATCAAGGCGCGTGGCCTCAAGGCTATCGATGACGGTAACCGCGGCGAGGATGTCGTCGCGGCGCGGTTGCAGATGGTGGACGGCGTCACGCTGATGACGCGCGATCCTGAGACCGGCAGGCAGTTCGAGGTTACGGACGCGGGCGGGCATCTGCGCGGTCACTTCGATGGGATTGTCTATCATCATC